CGTTGCACCATTGAACGGTGTGTACACGAGAGCACCATTCAGGGGTCATGCCTCTAACGTAGGACTAGCACTAGACTGGACGCACAATGCTGGCGACTACGCTATGTTCTACAAGGACAATGGTGGAGGCGTTTATTCTGTGATCGTAGCACGCGATCAAGATGGTGACAGCGACACTTACGGTTCGATCCAGCAGTGGATGGCTGTCCTAACGTCAGTTAACCCAGCAACACTTAGTGACGACCTAGCGAACTTCGTACCTAACTACAGTGTAGCCGGTTACCACGTTCTCGGTTACGGCGACGACATGGACGAAGCAGGTGCATTAGTACCTTCAGCATCGTCACCATTCGTCGATTACAGCACTGGCTCTGGCTCAAGCTACCTAAAGTTCAACAGCGATGAGCTTCAAGCAGACGTTGTGACAAGCATGGCCTCGGCAGCTACAGGTAGATTGGTAGACTCCAACACTATCAAAACTTACGTATCTGAGCAGGCCACAATCAGCCGAACTGCTGCCAACAACACCTTCAGCAATGCTACTGCTGCACTCGACAACAACCCGTCGAATGTACAGTCTGCGATTGAAGAAGCAGCGGCAGCTATCCAAGATAACGACAGCGACATCACTGACCTACAGTCAGCGGACGTAGCACACGTTAGCCGGTTAGTAGCTACAGAGTCTGCACTTGGTGTATCTGCACTTGACTCCGACCTCGGAACTTGGTCTGGAAACTCCACTGCGATCTTTGCTAACGACATCACTGTCAAGGCTGCACTGGACACTGTAGCAACAACCTTCGTAGCTAACACAGCTAACGTAGGCCAAGTTCTTGGACTAACAGCAGGCGACACAGACTTCGGAACTGGGTTCATTATCCTTTCGAATGATGCACCTGCCAAGACTTTGTTCCAAGAGATTGAAGTTGAGCTACAGAACCTTTCGCAAGGTGTTGGACAGTTCTGGTCACCTGTCGAAGCTAAGAGTGAAGTCAACCTAGTTTTGTCTTCTCCTAGCACAGACGAGTTTGGTGGAGTTCAAGTTGCACAAGGCGATAGAGTTCTAGTTGCTGCTCAGTCTAACGCAACTCAGAACGGTATCTACATCTTCGATACCCCATCGACTGCAATGGTTCGAACAACTGACGCAGACCTTGACACAGAGTTCTCGTTGAACAAGACTGTTCAGGTTCTCGCATCTGATCAAGATGGTGTCTCTGGTGCTACCTTCGCGTACACTGGTGTAGACGATCCTGAATTGGGTGTTGCTGCTATCAGCTTCGCAATGAAAGCTCAGGGAGTTATCGGCGACTCGTCGGTTACCTCTGCTAAGTTGAGCGATGCTATGAACGCAGAGATCGACGCTAAGTCTGACAAGTACAGCGAAACTGTAACTCTGGTTGCTGGAACCCCAGTCCAGATCACTCATGGTCTTGCGAGCTTGGACGTTATCGTTCAGGTACGTGACACTGCGGGCAACGTAACCGATGTCGAAGTTGACATCCTTGATAGTAGCTTTGTCACTATCAACAGCCTCTACTCTGGCGATTATCGCATCGTAGTTATTGGCTAAACTTAAACCTCTCGCAGCCTGCTCAATAGCGGGCAGGCTGCTTTTCTTTTATGGAGCTACTCATGGCACAATTTGTAATCGCAGCAGCGGCTCCTAGTAGAGCATTAACAGCTGTACTACTAAACCCAACCACATTGCTCGTCGAGCAGACAGCGGCCTCAGTCGTCGAACATAACATCGTCGGAGTTGCTTCTGGTAGTGGGATCTACACTATCACATTCAGCACTCCCATCTCTTTAGGATCCTACAGGTTAGCCATCATCGATAACCTGACCAACTACGGAATCGCACACTACGACACAACCTTCTCAGGCACTGATGGCGAGACTATCAACGCAGCTGAGTTCGTTTCAGTCGAGGGTGGCGATGCTACAGCATCCAACCAAGCAGCAATCATTGCAGCTATCTCACCAATCACAACAGTACACTCACCTCAGCCAACTGCTGAAGTACTCAACATTATCCATGGCGATGCCTACGATGGCGTAGCCAACAACAAACTGGTTTGGATAGCCACCAAAAATGTAGATGGTGAGGACATCAACTTCACCATTCGCGATTCCTCAGACAACATAGTCCTAGACCAAGACACTGAAGGTGTTGTAACCTCAGCTGTCGGTTCAGCTATTGCAGTTTCGTTGTCGTCAGAAGCAACAAATCTTCTCGACCCCTACAGTTCAGTATTCAAGTTCGATGTTGAGGTTGAATTTTCTGCCTCATCCCGTTGGACGGTCACACGCGGCACTGTCTGCGTAGAACAGGATCAGTCACGTGATTAGACTCATATTAGTTTTAGTGCTCTTAGGAGCGATGTCAGCCCCCTTAAACGGGGAGCTATACGACAGTTACCCACCCGCAGTAGAAGCCAGCCTGAAAGACCGCAAGACTCTGATCGTCGCTATCGGGGCTAGTTGGTGCTCACCATGCCGGAAAATGCACAAAGAGATCGAGGCCAATGCAGCTGCGTACAACAATGTACATCTTGCATTTGTGGACTACGATTCCAAGTGGGGCAAGAAGTTGTACAAGGGGAACACAGTACCGGCTCTCATCAAATACAAGTGGGATGGCGATAAGTGGGTACGGACAGTACATGTCGGGTACCTATCACAGAAGAACCTAAAGAGGTGGATCAATGAGTAGAAGCATAACAGACATCAAGTCAGCAATCGAGAACTTGGAAGCTATCCTAGACTCAGGAGCCTCAATGGTAACTCTTGACGGAGAGACCACACAGTTCAATCTAACTCAGGTTGAGGCACGATTGAGAACATTGAAATCGGAACTTGCTACGTTGCAAGGTAAGAAGAATCGTCGTCCGATCTTCAACCGAATTAACCTAAGCTAAGGAATCTTAAATGGACTGGCTAAACGAATCTCAAGGCAACATCGACTTCGGATACGATGGTGCTGGTTCAAGCAGGAACCGTAAACCGAAGAAGAACAAGATCACATCGGAAGACAAGCAGTTGCGACCTACTGCTCGCAAGGTACTTCAGGCCACTTCGAGAGATCTTCGAAGGAATGAAGTTGCTGCACGATGGATCATCTCTAAGCACATCGACTTCGTCGTACATCATAACTTCCAACCTAACTCAGGTGATGAGGCTACTAACGAGAAGTTGCGAGAGTTTTACAACTACGCAAGCAAGAAAGAACAGTTCGACATCAGTGGTCGATATAGCTTGAATGAGTTCATGCGTAAGCTAGAAAGTTCAGCTGTTGTTGATGGCGATGTACTTGCTGTCCGTCAACGTGGTGGCTACCTTCAGGCAATCGAGTCTGATAGGATTAGACAACCAGTCCACCTTGAGCAGAAGTCAGGACTATCACCCTCTAGTGATACTTACGACAGCCCTCTCAAAGATTGGGTTCAGGGAGTCAAGATCGATGTCACTGGAAGGCATAAAGAGTATGCAATCTGGAAACGTCAAGCTCAAGGCAATGGCTATGAGTTCGAAAGAAACGTCAGTGCCAAGAAGACTATTGGTATGGGTTTCTACGATCGATTTGATCAGACCCGAGGCATCAGTCCTCTAGCATCTGTCATCGACACTTTGATGGATCTCAATGAGAGTTACGACTACGCTCTTGCGAAAGCTAAGGTAGCATCACTGTTTGCTCTTTCGATTACCCGAGACGCTCAGTGGGGTCTTGGCGATGATCAAGAAGATGGTAACTCAGATCCAGACCGGACGATTGACTTCGACAAAGAAGGTGCAATCATCTTGGATCTTGATTCGGGCGAAGAGGCTAAGTTCCTCACAGCAGCAACCCCTGAGAGTGCTACTCAAGATTTCTGGAAAGACATGATCTCGATGACATTGAAGTCGTTGAACATTCCATACTCTTTCTGGGATGAAAGCTACACGAACTTCAACGGCAGTCGTACTGCTTTGATCTTGTACCTTCGCTCATGTGAGAAGGACAGAGAACGTCAAGTTAACTTCCGTAACGAATGGTTTCAGTGGCGACTAAAGATCGGGATCCTAAAAGGTGAGATCCAGTTACCAGCTACATTCGACATCGACCCTAAGAACTGGTTGTGGGTGCCTGATGGCCTCCAGTACTGGGATACCATGAAAGAGGCTAGTGCTGACGAGAAGTTGATTAACATCGGCTTACGAAGCCGCACAGAGATCAGACGAGAGCGTTACGGGGATGAGTGGTCAGATGTAGCTAAAACATTGGCAGAAGAGAAGAAGCTAATGGAAAAGCTAGACATCTTACCTGAGTCAATGAAACCACCAGAACCTCCAGCAGTGGCAGGTGAAGGTAAACCTAAACCGAAAGAAAATAAGGAGTCCAAAGATGGCAAGTAAGACTTATCTGAAACCCACAATGTATAGATCAGGCATTATCCGAGAAACCCGCAGCCTAGACGTTTCTGATGAAGGTGGACGGTTCAATGCAGGATACATAAAAGGTTTTGCCGTTATAACAATGGGCGAAGCTCTTGGGCACGAAAGCTGGTGTGACGAAGTGTTCATCCAGCAAGTTGCCGAACAATTGGAAGCTGGTTCTGACAAAGGTGTCAAAGCTAGATTCACCCACCCAAACCAATGCGGGGACAGTCTCAGCAAAGGTCTTGGACGAGTATACTTCACACGTGCAGAAGACGGTAAAGTATACGGGGACTTACATTTCTGGAAGGCTGCACACAAGTCACCTGATGGCAACCTAGCTGGTTACCTTCTGGACATGGCTCGTGACGACCCTTCTGCAATCGGTGCCTCGATCAGTTTCATGAGAGATCCTGAAGCTATGGAACAGTTCGCACTTGAAAACCCAACATCTCCTGATCGTAGGAATGTTAATAACTACCCGCATGTTAGACTGGGTCAGCTTAGGTTTGTTGATATCGTTGACGAGCCTGCTGCGAACCCAGACGGGCTATTCCATCGCGATGACACTACTGCTAAGGCAGTGGAGTTACTTGAGTATGGATTAGGACTGTCTGACAAAAAACCAGAACAAGTTTTGTTCGGAGTCGAACCTGATCGGTTACTCGGCTTCGTTTCCAATTTTCTTAACTCGCGAGGACTACAAGTCGTGGCATTAAATGAAGAAGGCACCAACGAGCCTATCGTTGAAGAAGTTGTTGAAGTTGTCGAGACTCCTGAAGTTGAAGAAGTCGTTGAGGCTCCTGAAGTTGAAGAAGTCGTTGAGGCTCCTGAAGTTGAAGAAGTTGTTGAAGAAGAAGCACCTGTCGTACAAGAAGATGGTGTCGAACTAGATCCTGAAGCTGCACATTCCCCTGTTGGGAAAGGCCACTTCAGCAAAGAGGAATTAGGCAACTACATCGAGAGCTTTGGTAAAGAACTCGGAGTTGACTACTTCATGAAAGATCTAGATTTTGCTTCAGCACAGTCTGCATACATCGAGCAGTTGAAAGAAGCCAACGCATCTCTTGCTGCTAAACTTGAACTGTCTGAAGAGACAGAGAACACACCACTGTCGAGCAACGATGGTGAACCAGTTGAAGAGAAAGGCAAGGGATTCAAAGTAACCTTTGCGTAATGAGAGACACTAACTTTTTGGGTCTCCTTCCGTGAGAGACCTTTTTTCTAACTCCTATTTAAGGAACACTACAGATGGCGAATGATTTTTTAACAGTTTCGGACATGGTTTCTGATGCCTACGATCTCTCTGGACAAGAGACTTCGGAAGTACGTGCAGCTGCACCCGTTATCGCAGCCCTTCCAGCCATTGCAGCGAGCAATGGAACCGTTCATAAGCAGTCGGTCATGACTCAGCTTCCTGTTACGGGCTTCCGTACTGAGAATGCTGGACGTGACTTCGATCACTCTGTTGATCGGATTGACACTGTTGACCTCAAGATCCTCGATTGGTCATGGGCAGTTGACAAAGCCGTGGCAGACTCTTCACGATTTGCTGGTGGCAAGTCTGAGTACGTTGCTCGCGAAGGTCGCCGGCACGTCATGTCCGCAATGTTCAACCTTGAGCAGCAGTGGATCAACGGAACCAACCACATGGCTGATGGTTTCTTGGGTCTTGCTGACAGCGGAAACCTAGGAAGCATTTCTGATGACATGGTTGTAGACGCTGGTGGAACAACTGCCTCGACTTCAACTTCTGTCTACTTGATTCGACGCAACTCAGCTGAGTGCGGTTTGGTCTACAAGGGTGACGGTGCCGTTCAACTTGGCGAAACCATCACACAGAACTTCATCGATTCGAACGGAAAGAACTACCCTGCATACTACACAAGTGGTTGCGGATGGTTCGCAGGCTTCTTCGGTAGCCTCTACTCTGTTGTCCGAATTGCTAACCTTACCGCAGACAGCGGCAAGGGCATGACTGATGACTTGGTCTACCAAGCTCTTGAGCGTTTCCCAGCTGGACACGCCCCAGACATGATGATCATGAATCGTCGTTCACAATTCCAGATTCGTGCTTCACGAACAGCAACCAACGCAACTGGTGCTCCTAGCCCAATCGTTGATTCTGTTGCTGGAGTTCCAATCCTAACAACCGATGCTATCTCTAGCGTCGAAGCATTGTTGAGCTAATTAAATGGCTAACCCAGCGAACAGAGCTTATCTGGCAGCTAGGTCAGCACATAAGAGACTAATGGGTGTAACCGTCACTGTGAGCAGAGGTCTAAACACTTCTGCTCCTTTGACGGCTACCGTTGGTTTCTCAGGTTCAGTATCTTACGAGTCAGATGGTTCATCTCTCTACACACGTAACAGAGATTACCTCATCAACATTGCCGAATACAATGTGGGTGGTGATGCTGTCGACCCTAGGAAGTTCGACGTGATCACAGAGATCGTCAACGGAGTGGTCAGGCAGTTTCAAGTTTTAGACAGCAGTGGCGACGGAGTCGCAGCGTCTTCGGACAGCGGGTTCACGGTATGGCGAGTTCACACTAAGGAGTTATAATGGGTAAAGCAGTCGATCTATGCGATGCTGTCGCAGACAAACTCCGAGAGACTTCATTCGGAACAGCAACTGTCACTAGGCAGCTTGTGCCTGAAGTATACAAGAAGGGACTCAACCCTTCGATCATCGTTGCTCTACAAGGCAAGACCTCGGTAGAACAGGATCGATCAAATGAGTTCATCGAATACAGAATTGGTGCTGGGTTACATTACCCTGTGTACCAAGAATCTGATCATGATCTCGCAATCAATATGGCTGAAGATATTCAGGACTGGTTGTCCTTGAAAGCAAACCGACACCTTGTAACAGGTGATGGGACTTTCTGTTTAGTGCCACCGTTTGAGATGGAAGCTCTCTTCGATCCAGCACAGGTACGTGAAGCAGGAGTCATGTTCTTCGTCACCAATTTCAATTACCGTTTCTATCAATCAAGGAACTCTTAATATGCCATGTACAGGATTTGATGGTTCACTAGGTATTGGTGCAGCAGGTGCTGACATCGATCTAGTAGCAACCTACACAGAATGCCCAAATGCTGGTGATGTCAATGTGACAATCAACGGCGACAAGGCAGACACATCGAGCCGAAAGTCACCTTTCAAAACTGCCGTAATGGGTGGTCTTGACTGTGAGATCACAGCTACGATTGTCTACGACCCGAACGATACAACTATCGCAACACTGCGAACAGCATGTATCAATCGCACCGCCCTCACCGTTTGTGCCTGCGTTGATTCACTTGATATCGGCACAGAAGGTATCGCCTTCGAAGCCCATGTGTTCTCGACGGACATCGCACAGCCCTTGTCTGAAGGTCAGACATACTCAGTTTCATTCGCACCAGCCTCATCAGGTAACGCACCTGAATGGGTACAACTAGCATAGGATAAACCATGCCAGACTTAACACCTACGGGTTTTGATGGAGTCCTCCAGTACTCAGCTACTGTAGCGGATCCACCTAACACAGCAGCAGCACTTGTTTCTGTCGGAGAAGCCCGAGACGTTAACTGCACTATTGCAGTTGACAAAACAGAAGTCACCGATCGACGTTCGCGATTCAAGCGTTACTGTCCTTCGATGATCGATGTAGAGATCACAACGACTGTGACCTACACAGCCTCCAGTAAGGAATTCATCGAGAGATGCTTGGCACGAGAAGTAATGACCATCGCATGCCTACACTATAGTGCAGGCGAAGGTATGTACATCACTGCTCAGTGCTTCACAGCTGACCTCGCAGAACCTCTATCAGACGGTATGACTATCGCTCTGACATTTGCTCCAGTAAGCCAAAGTGGTTCTGGTGCAGGTGGAGACCCTGTCTGGGTGTAATTAACTTTTAGCGGTAGGGGTTGGATAGTCTGACCCCTACCTTTTTGGGAGATGAATATGGACATGGAACAACTGAAGTGGCTCTTGACTTATGGTGACGATGTTGCTGTAACTCTGAGACCAGATGTGGCAGAACTACTTGGGCTTGAGACTCAGACAACTGTCGAAGATATCAGGCTCATCCTTGAGATGCCAGTAGAGACAGAGTCGGTCGAGATGATCGATGATAATGACGAATTAACAAACCTATAAAACGAATCGGGGCAGTGATGACAGAGACACAATTTAAAGACACCAAGGGTAACATCTGGACGTTGGATATCAACATCGGTCAGTACTTGGAAGTCAAGAACAAATTTGATATTGATCTTTCGGAAGCCTTTTCGAACGACAACAATTGGATCGCAGCTATTGCTGCTCATGAGAACATCACTGTCCTTCTCGGGATCATTGATATCCTCACCGCTAAGGAAAGAGAGTCACGCGATATCACCCTTGACCAGATGTACGAGGGGGTTGATGGCGATGTAGTTGAACATGCTACAGAGGCCTTCATCGAAGA